TATTTTAAAGAAAAAAGTAGATAAAGATCGAAAATTATTTTATGTGAGTGGTGAAACCGATGTCGACACGCGCGAGAATATTAGAGCTATCACTGAAAGGGAAGATAACGCTATTATTGTTGCGAGTTTAGGAACCTTTTCTACTGGAATTAACATTAAGAAATTACATAATATTATATTTGCTTCGCCCTCTAAGAGTCAGATTCGTGTATTACAATCGATTGGAAGAGGGCTTCGTAAGAGTGGGGATGGTATAAATACTATTATATATGATATCGCAGATGATTTACATTGGAAGACTCAAAAGAACTATACATTAAATCATGCTGGAGAACGTATATCTATATACAGTAAAGAAAAATTTGAATATAATATTAACGAGATAAAGATATGACACAACCATTCGATGCATTAAATATTAGACAAATTAAGTTGATCAATGGCGAAGAAATATTAGCATTAGTCACTAAAGTTGATCAACAAAAATGGACAATTGAAAGGCCTGTTACTATTAGATCTAACATGTTAGGTGGATATCAATTACAACCTTGGTTTCCATTCTCTCAGAAAAAGCTTTTTACTATAATGGGTTCTGATATATTAGCACATGTCGAAATCGATTTAGATGTAAAAGAAACTTATGTGAAGGCGGTCACTGCCACTCCTCCACGTAACAGTCCTCCGGAATTTAAGACTGAAGAACAATTGCAGGCAGAATATGATGAATTAATAGATGAAGTATATAATGAAGAACAATCTAGTAAGAAAACTATCCATTAAACTAGGGTATACCTCTGCCTCTCAGAAGACCTCTTATATTATACCATATATTGGAGCATTTGTACATGCTTTTTTTCACTTTTTTTCATTTAAATTAACTATGTACAAAACATAAAAAGTGTGGTATAATATACCCTAATAAGCTAAAAATGGAGATTTATTATGGCTGACCCAAAGAAAAAGGCTCACTATATAAACAATAAAGAATTCTCTTATGCAGTAGTAGAATATGTTAAAACAGCAAATGACGCTAAAGCAAAAGATGAACCAGTACCAGTTGTAACAGATTATGTTGCGCAATGCTTTCTTAAAATATCAGAAGGTTTATCACATAGACCAAACTTTGTAAGATATACTTATAGAGAAGAAATGGTAATGGATGCTGTAGAAAATTGTTTAAGAGCGATTAATAATTATAATATAGAAACTGCAACAAGGACTGGAAAGCCCAATGCATTTTCGTATTTTACTCAGATATGTTATTTTGCGTTTATTCGTAGAATTGCTAAAGAAAAAAAACAGCAAGATATTAAATTTAAATTCATTGAAAAAATGGGTATAGAAGATTTCGTAGCTATGGGTATGGACGGAGATGGTGCAGAACAAACTATGAATTATGTCGACACATTAAGACAAAGAATATCTAAAGTTAGAGATACAGATAGCGCACTTAAAGAATTTGCAAAAGAGGAAAAAAAGAAACTCCAAAAACTTGAGTTATTCATGGTATGAAAGTAGCTATATTGAATGACACTCATTGTGGTGTCAGGAATTCCTCAGATATATTCCTTAATTATCAAGAAAGATTTTATAATGAAGTATTCTTTCCATATCTGAAAGAGCATAATATTAAAAACATTTTGCACTTAGGAGATTATTATGAACACCGAAAATTCGTCAATTTTAAAGCTCTTAATCAAAATCGCAAACATTTTCTTGAGCCTCTTAGGGATATGGGTATTAGTATGGATATCATTCCTGGTAATCATGATGTTTACTTTAAAAACACTAATGAGTTGTGCAGCCTCAAAGAGTTGCTCGGATATTTTACTTCTAACGTTAATATCGTAATGAAACCTACTGTCATGGACTATGACGGTTGTAAAGTAGCATTAGTACCATGGATTAATAACGCCAACTATACAGAATATACAGAATTTCTTAAAACATGTAAAGCAGATATTGTAGGAGCACATTTAGAATTAAAGGGATTCGATATGATGCCAGGAATGCCAAATCCCCATGGAATGAGCGATGATATATTTCAAAGATTCGAAATGGTATTATCTGGACATTTTCATACAAGATCAAATCGAGGACCAGTACATTATTTAGGATCTCAATTTGAAATGACGTGGGCAGATGTAGATGATCCTAAATATTTTCATATATTAGATACAGAAACAAGAGAATTAACTAAGGTTAGAAATCCTATTACAATATTTAAGAAATTTGTGTATGATGATTCTAAGATAGATTACAATACTATTGATGTAGAACAATTCAAACACAAATTTGTTAAGTTTATTGTATTAAATAAGAAAGATCTTTATATGTTTGATAAGTTTGTTGATAAATTACAAACAGTAGAAACATATGAATTAAAGATAGCAGAAAACTTTGAGGAGTTTTTAGGCGATAGTGTAGATGATGAAAAGGTAGATTCAATGGAAGATACAACCGAATTGTTAGATACATATGTTGAAGCGGTCGATACTGATTTAGATAAAGACCATATAAAATTGAAACTACGTGAGTTATATACTGAAGCTCAAAATTTAGAGATCATATGATAGAATTTAAATCGTGTAAGTGGAAGAATTTTCTATCCACTGGAAAAGAATTTACTGAAATACAATTAGATAGAGCACCAACAACATTAATAGTGGGTGCAAATGGCGCAGGCAAATCAACTTTATTAGATGCAATATCTTTTGGTTTGTTTGGAAAACCTCATCGTGATATTAAGAAAGATCAAATGATCAATAGTATTAATAAGAAAGGCACTGTTGTAGAAGTCGAGTTTGTTGTAGGTGGCCAAGAGTTTAGAGTATACAGAGGTATTAAACCAAACAAATTCGAAATATATCAAAATGGACATCAAATAAATCAAGCATCAAATGCGAGAGATCATCAAAAGTATTTAGAACAAAATATTTTAAAACTAAATCACAAATCATTTCATCAAGTGGTTGTATTAGGATCTTCATCCTTTATTCCGTTTATGCAATTACCTGCGTGGACAAGAAGAGAAGTCATTGAAGATTTGCTAGATATTAATATATTTTCGAAGATGAAAGGATTATTAAGAGAACGTAATACTAAAATTAAAGAAGAAATTACAGATGTCACACATCATTTAGATATTCTTAAAACAAAGACCGATGCTCAAAACAAATATATAAAAGATCTTCAATCGATTAATAAAGATATGATTAATCAAAAAACAAAAGCAGCAGAGGATCATACAAAAGACATTGGATTATTGTTTGAAAATTCTCGAGAATTAGGAAAGAATTTAGCAACTGAAATGAAAACAGCACAATCATTATCAGAACAACAAAGTGATTCAATTAGTCAATTACAAGCTAAAAATTATTCATATAATGAATCAATCAAATCATTAGTCAAAGAAGCTAGATTTTATGAAGATAATGATCATTGTCCAACATGTGATCAAGCAATTGAACAAGACAAAAAAACAGAAAAGCTTACAATTATTCAAGGTAATGCCAAAGACGTTCAAATGGATATGGATATCTTAAAGAAAGAATTAGATTCTGCTAATCATGATTTAGCTACATATAAAAAACAAATATCAGATTTACAAGAAAGACAAACCAAAATCAATTCAAATAATGATGCTGCATCTCTTTTACAAAAAGAAGTAGATAAGATACAAAAAGAAATAGCAGCATTAAATTCACAATCTGGTGATGTTAAAACGGCTAAGAAAGAGTTAGAGAAATTACGTAAAGATAAAGACAAATCAACAGAAAGAAAATTAGAGTTCGTTGAAGAAAGAACATATAACGAAGTAATTGGTGAAATGCTTAAAGATACAGGTATTAAAACAAAGGTCATTAAACAATATCTACCAGTTATGAATAGGTTAATTAACAATTATTTACAAGTTTTAGATTTCTTTGTTGCATTTCATTTAGATGAAAACTTCACTGAAACTATTAGATCACGACATCGTGATACCTTTAATTATGCATCATTTTCTGAAGGGGAGAAGCAACGTATAGACTTAGCTTTGCTCTTTACATGGCGCCAGATCGCTAAAATGAAAAACAGTGCAAGTAGCAATTTATTGATCCTTGATGAGACTTTTGACTCAAGTTTAGACGTAGATGGCATAGATAATCTAACAAAAATACTAAATACGCTCGAGGAGGGCACAAATGTGTTCATTATATCACATAAAGGTGATATTTTAGAGAATAAATTCAGATCCAAGATAGAATTTTATAAAGATAGGAACTTTTCAAAGATTAGATAAGTAAAACAGCGCGGGTGTGAATTGTGGTTAGTATATACCTTAGTAACATATTTTAAACGCACACCCGCTCACAGAAGAATTCAAGCAGGCCAACATTCTTCAAAAAAGCTACTGTAGCTCAGTTGGCAGAGCAGCTGATTTGTAATCAGCAGGTCGTCAGTTCGAATCTGACCAGTAGCTCCAGTTCCGCGCTTGTAGCTCAGCTGGATAGAGCATCGGCCTTCTAAGCCGAATGTCAGAGGTTCGAATCCTCTCAGGCGCGCCATATAAACAAAAGGAAAGGTAAAATGAAAATGACGTATGTAGGATATAAATTATCAATGAGTCCATATGGTATTCAGTTCTCTGATGATGAAGATAAAATCACAATGGAGAAATTAGAAGAAAACCATATGTTTGAACAAGGAGATAAATTTATACTATATGAAGATACAGACGGCAAAGTTTGTTTAAAAAAAGTGAAATAAATGTGACTTTTTTTAGGGGGGCCCTATGTACATTCCCGGTCCATATGGTATAATATACCCATTAAATAAATAAACCAAAGTAAGGAGTGGTTATGCAAAACAAAGCAATAGGTAAATTACTCGCAAAAGAGAACATTACCATTCAACACGGAAATTATCATACAGCATGGTTCGATATTAAAAATCGTACTTTGGGACTTCCCTCGTGGGCAGATAATGGTAAAGACGTTTATGATCTATTAATTGGTCATGAAGTTGGACATGCTTTGTATACACCATTTGAAGGTTGGCATGATTCTCCTGAAAAACTAGAAGGATGTCCTCGATCATATATCAATGTTATTGAAGATGCACGTATTGAAAAATTAATACGTAGAGAATATCCAGGTTTAGTTGGTCCTTTTTTAAGAGGTTATAAGAAACTGTCTGATGACGAATTCTTTGGAGATTTAGAAAATCTAGACTTCGATGATGTTAAACTTATTGATAAAATCAATCTTAAGTCAAAATTAGGTAGAGCAATTGATGTTCCATTTAATTCAGAAGAAAAAGCTTTATTTGATAGAGCTATGCAAAATGAAACCTTCGAAGATGTTATTGCATTAGTTAGAGATGTTCTTGCATATACTAAAGAAAATCAAGAAGAGTTAATGCAACAACCAGAAGCTGAAGATCAAGAAGAAATGATTTCTGATGATTCTAATGATTATCAACCTCCACAAGGACATGATGATATGGATTCTGAGGATTCAGGAGAAACTGAATCAGAGAATGCACCATCTACAAAAAACGAAGAAGAAAGTGAAGGAGAAAGTTCAAGCTCCACGGATGAGATTGAAAGCTCAAGCCAAGAAGATGTCGAATCTCCAACACTTTCTGATTCTCCTCAACATAATCGTGATGAAGATTATTCGGTTACTGATGAAATATTTAGAGATAAAGAAAGTGGTTTAGTCGAAAGAGATAATAGCGGTTTGCAAACCTTATACTCAAATGGTATTTCAAAAGACATTGTTGATGTGTGTGTAATTGATCATAAAACTTTAGCAGAAGATAGACTTATACAAGCTAAAAGTAGTAATACATTAGAAAGGTGTAAAGACAAATTTAATGTCTATATGAAAGATACACGTAAAAATGTTAATTTTGCTGTTAAAGAATTTGAAATGAGAAAAGCAGCACATCAGTGGCAAAGAGCTACTACTGCAAAAAGTGGTTCTTTAGACGTTAACAAAGTTCATTCATATAAGTATAACGAAGATATTTTTGCAAGAGTAACTTCTCTCGCGAATTCTAAAAATCATGGTATGATGATGATAGTTGATTATAGTGGATCAATGTCAGAGTCTATGCCTCAAGTATTAGATCAATTAATGCATTTAGTATCTTTTTGTAAAGCAGTTAATATACCTTTTGAAGTATATGCGTTTACAACTGGAAATAGAAGGTTAATCGAAAAAGACAGATATTCTTCACATGAAACAAATGGTGATGATCCTCGTAATGTTGCAATTGATGCACATAATGCAATGGTCAATAAAAATAGAAAATTATTTAAAGATGCATCATTAGATGTAGATGATCTTTCAATGCCTTTGTTAGTATCTTCAGATCTGAAAAAAGCAGAATATATGACAGCAATGCACAATTTATTTGCAAAAATGGATAGTGATTATTGGTACAATGATTTTCAAAGCAAATTTGAAGATTGGGGATCTACTCCACTAAATCATGCATTAATAGTTTCACATACTCTTGTTAAAAGATTTAAGCTTAAGCATGGTATTGAAAAAATGAATTTTGTGTGTTTAAGTGATGGTGATACAAATAGACTGAATGTGTATCAAGACAGAAAACTTCAAGACTATAAAGATGTTAATGTGTCTTATGGAATGAATGGTTTAAATATTAAAGTTGAAGGCAAAAGCGTAAAACTCGATAATGTTGGAAAAACTGGTACTAAAAATCTACTAGAAAATCTTAGAAAAAGATACAATACTAATAACTTAGGATTTTTTATGGCAGACGATAATAGACATTTTTACAATAGAGTTCATGCAGCAATAGAAGACAATAGAAAATCTAACGATTATATTGATTACTATTCAGAAGAATGGAATGATCTAAAGAAATCAGCTAATACAGAATATCGTCATAATAAGTGTGTTGTCAAAGAAAATACATTAGGTTATAACGAGTTTTATATCATTAAAGGTGGTAAGAAATTGACTGCTCAAGGTGATGAAGCTATGAATGACATAACTTCAGATAATACTACAGCTCAAGTTAGAAATGCATTTAAAAAACAAGCTAAATCTAAGAAGAAAAATAAAGTATTATTAACAAGATTTGGAAAGGCAGTAGCTTAAAAAAGTGAAAAAAAGTGAAAAAAAGCATGTACATTTACTATTGTATGTGGTATAATATCCCTATATTAAAAAATAAAACACAGTAAGGAGTGTATATATTATGAAAAAAAGTGAATTAACACTAAAACCATCTACTACAAAAATAGTTGAAGAACTAGTAAGTAGATTTCCTGATACGAGCGAATTTCGTACAGCAACTATAATCGACACAGCGAAAGCTTTAGGTTATAGATATGGAGATTGGAAAGATCTAATCTCTGAACAATATAGAATTAGACGTGGTACGTTTGATCTTTCATCGATGGTTGTTCCATTACATGAATCAAATGTTACTACTCTTCCTACACCAGTAGCAGCAGCTCAAATGCAATCAATTGTAAATTCTGAAAAATCATATGCTGAAGTTGATCCTTCATATGTAGCATGGGGAGCACATACAGATATTGTTAAAATTATCAAATCTGGAATGTTCTATCCAACATACATAAGTGGATTATCTTGAAATGGTATAACATTTATGATTGAACAAGCATGTGCTACACTAAAAAGAGAATTTAATAGAGTTCAAATTAATCCTGATAATGATGAAGACGATTTAATCGGTGGATTTAGATTGATTAATGGAGAAACAGTTTTTGCAAAAGGTCCAGTGCTTAAAGCAATGGAAAATGGTGCAATACTTCTTCTTGACGAAATCGATAGAGCAACAAATAAGATTATGTGTCTTCAAGGTATTCTCGAAGGAAAACCTGTTCTTGTTAAGAAAACTGGAGAGATTGTTAAACCTTCTCAAGGTTTTAATGTAATAGCAACTGCAAATACAAAAGGTAAAGGTTCAGAAGATGGAAGATTTACTGCAGCAACTATTATAGATGATGCTTTCTTAGAAAGATTTACTATCTCAGTTGATCAGCAATTTCCTTCTCAAGCGATTGAGAAAAAGATTGTTCATAATCATTTTAGTAAATTTGGTGTTGATCTTAATGACGATGTTATAGATTTCACAGAAAATCTAGTAGCATGGGCAGATATTATTAGAAAAACATTTTATGATGATGGTGTAGATGAAGTTATTTCAACAAGAAGGCTTTGTCACATTGTACAAACATACTCTATCTTTGATGATAGAATGAAAGCAATCGATTTGTGCATCGCAAGATTTGATGATGATACAAAAGAAGCTTTCTTAGATCTTTACACTAAAGTCGATTCAGGAGTTTCATTCGACACTCCTGAAGATGACGGAACTGTAAATGAAGATGGAGATTCATATGCATAAAAAGATAGAATACAAATTTAATGAAGGTGAGCTCTGCAAAGAGCTCGCAAATTATATAGATAGTACGTATACAGCGCACTATTCTAAAAACAAATTTCAAGCAACAGAGTTTATTATTGACGGTGGTCATGGTGAAGGCTTTTGTTTAGGAAACATATTGAAGTATGCACAACGATATGGTAAAAAGGATGGTTATAATAGGAAAGATCTAATGAAGGTTTTACACTATGCGATCATAGCATTGAACGTTCATGACAATGAACATAACAAATAGGATTATATTATGAATATATCAAACGACACTTTAAAGGTGTTAAAAAACTTTGCAACGATTAATCCAAATATCGTATGCAAACCTGGTCAGAAACTTTCGACCATTTCAGACGCAAAGAATATTCTTGCATCTGCAGATATTCAAGAAGATTTTCCGCAAGAATTTGGAATATATGACTTAAATGAATTCCTATCTGTGGTTAATTTGATTGATGAC